TTAAAGAAGAACACCCCCCAACTGTTTCCGATCCTTTCAAAAGAAAACGCAGAAGCCTGGGGTCGCTGGTATGTTGGCGGTCAAACTTGTGCAGAAATAGCAGAGATTATGGGAACGACAGAAAAAGCTATTTTAGAACGACTCCAACACGTAAAAAAGAAAATGGGATACACTGAGATAATTACTGCGAATCCGAATAGGGCAATTAATATCGATGCAATTAATGAGAACGAAATAATACACCGATTCTAACCAAAGCCGGTCAAGCACCACTGAAGCTGTTTTCCAGCATCTATGTAAAAGCGATGGATTGCTTACCGGCTTACTTTCTAACTGGAGGTCACGATATGAGCTATGAATTGGCGTGGGCGGCAGGTTTCTATGATGGGGAAGGTTCAATGTCGTGCACTTCCAACAATGGGCATCTATACACGCGAATACAGTTTAGTATTGGTCAAAAGGATTATAACGGGTGCGTTGATGAACGGCTTGAAAGGTTTAAGGCGGTGATCGGGGTGGGTAAAATATATGTAAAGGCATTGCGAGGCAGAGAAACAAATCAGCATCAATTTTTAATTATGAAAACTTTAGACATTAGAAAGGCGATAGGTTTGTTATGGCCATATTTGTCTATCCCTAAAAAACGACAGGCAATACGTGCTTTGCTTTTGCGTGCAGCGGGGCGAGAACGATTAATAACAGTAAGAAAACAAGGAGAAAAACTATGCAGAAATTTGCAGGTGGGGCGACCCGTGATGACAGTGTGAACAAATTAGATTTTGAAGGGTTCAACAATCCTTTGATAGATGAATGCTATGCTCAATACCTGAACAAGCACCGCCAGACGGCGAATGGGTTGCGGGGTAGTGATAACTGGCAGAGTTTATTTGGCGACAAACATACAGATGTATGTATTAAGTCACTTTGCCGTCATGTTGTAGATGTACGGTTAGCACATCGGGGATATAAGAGCGAACAACCGATTAAGGATAGCTTAAACGCGATTATCTTTAACGCCAAGGCGTATCTGCTTAAACTACTACTTGATGAGGAAAATTATGACGCCGCCATAGATCACGAAACAGGTGCAGATCGTACTAAGCCAGTACCGGGAGGTTATTGATATGGCAGGATAACATAAACGGGTTATTTGAATTATGTGGTGGTATATTTGTAATGCTTCATTGTCTTAAACTACATAAAGATAAAAAAGTTAGGGGCGTTAGCTTTATAGCAACTGGTTATTTTGCTGCATGGGGTTTTTGGAATATATATTATTATCCGTTTCTTAATCAGTGGGCAAGTCTTATAGGCGGTTTACTTATTGTCGCAATGAATATTCTATGGATAGGTATGATGGCTTATTATATTAAGAAGGAAAAACATGAAAAAACTTTGGCTTGATATGGATGGTGTTATTGCAGATTTTACTGCGGGAGTGTGCAAAGCATTCGACATACAATTCTCAAACGAAGATTACCCGTTTCCATTGGGATTGTGGGATTATATTAAATACCTACAGGATAAACGTAACCTACTTTGGTCCAAGGTAAGGTTTGTGGGTAGCACTGCGAGTTTTTGGCAAAATTTGTCTGTGCTTCCAAATGCAAAAAAGTTTTATAGAACATTAATTTGCCATTTTGATGTAAGGTTTTTGACTACACCTACTGGTGATTTTGACGCAGTTTTTGATGGCAAACGAAAATGGCTCGAACGACATGGTTTTGCTGTCCCACACGATAAAAGGATGCTGCTTTTAGAACCTGGTGAAACTAAAGAAGATTACGCAGCACCTGGAATTATTTTGATAGACGACCAGGATTCAAACGTACAAAAGTTCCGGCATGGTGGTGGATATGCTGTTCTGGCCCCACGTCCTTGGAACAATAGACATCGGGAGTTCAAATCATTTGAAGAAGCTAATGATATGATATTGGCAGAATTGTTGGAGATAAAATAATGGCAAGAGTCCTCTGTATTGGAGATTTACATATTCCTTGGGAACGTAAAGGTTATTTTCAATTTTGTTGTGACCTTTATGAACAATGGGATTGTGATACTGTAGTTTTCATTGGGGATGTGGTTGATTCTCATGCAGTGTCTTTTCACACCAAACACCCTGATATGCCGGGAGCTTTACAAGAATATAAACAGGCTAAGAAACAAGTACAGCGTTGGCATCGCAAATTTCCAAAAGCGATAGTGACAGTTGGGAATCACGATGAACGTGTAATCCGTGTTGCCAGAGAACGTGGCATCCCAGATGTTTACTTAAAAAGCTATAAAACAAACTGGGGGGCGTCAACCTGGAGGTGGAAGAAGGGCCACATCATTGACGATGTGTATTATTATCATGGAACTGGGCAGGGTGGGGAATATCCGGCGTGTAATGCTGTACGGAAACTACTCATGTCGGTCGTAATGGGCCACAACCATACTGCGTCAGGGATGAAGTATTACGTTAATCCAATCCGCCGAATATTTGCCTGTGATACTGGGGCTGGTTGTGACGATAAGGCTTTGGCTTTTGCCTACGCTGATAACAATAAAAGGCGGAGCGTTCTTAGTGCTGCTATGATTATTGACGGTATCCCTTACGTTGAGCCGATGCAATGTGGACGCGGCGAGAAATATCACGACAGTAATTTCAAATAAGCAATGATTAACGAACGTCAAAAACCGTATCAGACCACCAGAGAAGAACAACTACTAAGGTGGGACTATGCAGAGGGCAGGATTACCCTTGAGGAATTCGACAGGCGATATGAGAAACTCAAGAAACAAGAGTTGATAAAAAGAAACGGAAGGGTAACGAAATGATGATCTTGAAAATAATTTGTTTGTTCATAGGTGTTTTGTTTACTTTTGTTAATATAACAAAGGCGATACATAAAACCTCAATATTTGCTATAAATTTTATTCTTCAAACAGCAGGTGTGGTAGGTTTTATCGTCTTACAGTGGCTAATATGACCCTAACCAAAATACTACAAACCATTGATTACCCAGAGAATACCTTAGTCCTTGACTTCGAGTGTTTCTTCGATCAAGAGTATTCTCTTAAAAAAATGTCCATCATTGAGTACATCACTGATCCCAGATTTAGTTTGTTGGGCCTCGGTATCAAAATCAACAATGAGTCGTCTACGTTTATTCCCGGCCCTAAAGTTCCATGGGCCATCAAGAGACTACAAGCTAAATATGGAGTTGCATTACATAACGTGACAGTTATAGCGAAAAACACCAAATTCGATATTTTGATCTTGGCACAGAAGTTCGGAATTTATCCGCCGTATGTCATCGACATCGAAGATCTCAGCAGATATTACGATTCCCGAATGAAGCATGACCTTGCTTCGCTCGCTAAACTTTTCAAACTCCCAGCTAAAGGCGATACCAGTCAGTTCAAAGGGCAGCACTGTGTTGATATAGACTGGACGGCCATGAAAGAATACTGTCTGGGGGATGTTGACATCGAATATCAGTTGCTTGAGATTCTTCTACCAATGATCGACAACCCTGAGATCGAGCTTCCGTTAATGCAGCACACCTTGAACTTGTATCTCAAACCCACGTTTCAGCTTGATGTGGAGATGGCGAATAGCATAGAAATTGGCATGGGAACGGAACTTTTTAATGATTTGGCTAAAGTGCAGTGGATACTTGAAGAATATGCTACAAAGAAAAAGAAAACAGTCGAAGAACTTCTCCGGGCCAGAAGTATATTTCCGAAGATCCTTGCCGACATCCTACCGGAAGATGAAATCGTGCCGATGAAGCAAGGCAAAGGTAAAACACCAAAAGCCATTCCTGCTCTGGCCAGTGAAGATGTTGGATTTCAATTACTTCTTGCTCATTCTGATGAACGGATTCGTAATCTATGCAAAGCTAAAGCAGCCTGTTCCAGTTGGCCTATTCATCAAAAGAAAGTACAGAATCTTATCATACAGACCAGATGTTTTGGTGATGGTGTTCATATCCCCCTTAAATATTATGGTGCTCATACTGGGAGACATTCGGGTACACAAAAATGGAATCCGCTTAATCTTGGTGGTAAAGGTCGAAGCAATAAGGGTAAGTTAATACATCCCTTAATTAGTAAAGTAAGAAATACATTACTTGCACCAAAAGGATACCTACTTCCTATTGCTGACTCTGCTCAAATCGAAGCACGGTTGTTGGCGTGGATTGCCGGACAAGATGATCTTGTGGAAGACTTCAGAACAGGTGGTGATCCTTACTCTAAATTTGCTATGAAGTTGTTTCAAGAGAAAGTTTGGAAACCGTCAGCAGAGGAAGAAAAAACACCTGAAGGTGCTCTTGCTAAAACCAGAAGGGGTTTTGGAAAAGATACCGTTCTGGGTGCAGGATATGGTCTTGGGTCTCTTACTTCTTATAACCTTTGTCGTCAAAATGAGTTACTTCGACCTCTCTTTGATTCTGGTGAGTATGATTGGGATTTTATCGACAAAATGATTAAGCTATACCGTTCAACTTATGCTCAGATTCCTAAATTCTGGAAGGCTGTAGAGAAATGTTTCCGTTGGGTGACGAAGTATCCGAACGAAAAATTAGGATATTGCATCCCCGACATTAATTCTGGGATTAAGGGGGAAACGACTCTAAATTTCTGGAAAGAAGGATCAACTACGATCATCCAGTTACCATCAAGTCGGCGATTGTTCTATCGTCATGCCTCTGTTGACACTAAGGGACAGATTAAATATATTCACGGACATCTGTGGGGTGGGTCTATTACGGAAAATATCATCGAGAGCATTTGCCGTGACCTACTCGCTGGGTGGATACTTGAATGTGAACGACAAGAGATACCGATAATACTTCACTCGTACGACGAAATCGTAGGATGTGTACCTGAACATCGAGCCGAGGAGAGTCTTCAGAAAATGTTCGAGATTATGAAAATTGGTCCGGACTGGGCGGCGGGGTTACCATTAGACGTGGAGGGTGATATTTCACCATGCTTCAAAAAATAATATATTGGTGGAAACGCAGAAAACGTCTTGCGGTGTTCCGAACTTTTTTAGATGGTGCATACACCCACTACATTGAGTCGCACAGGAAAGAAGCGAAGTTCTGGGGGCGGTTCAAATGCTTCAAAAAATAAAAGATCATATTAGAGCTTGGCTACCTTTAATGATAGAGATAGAACAGATGGGCCATAATCCCGTAAGGCTCATGTTTGAGCCGCTAACTATAGAAATAATAGAAATTACAAATCGAGCTTTGGTAGTATGTAAAACAAAATATCCTGAGTGGTATTCAATAATGGCAAAAGGGTGTAGGTTATATTGATGGCATTAGTAGGCGGACATAAACGAAAAGCATGGCGGCTTAAAAAAAAAGTACAATAAATGGTTCTCTAAAGCGATTTCTGGAGTTGTTCTTACTGTAATTCAGGATCTTCCAAAAGAATTTTTCATGGACGTATTTAACCACGAGAGTTATGAATTTGTAAGGTTATATAAATGAACCGAAGACAATTCCTAAAACGAGTAGGTGTCGTCTGTGCAGCGGCTGTCGTGGCCCCGACTACGTTGGTAAAAAACCCCCAGAAATTTATCATAGGTAGTCACGATAATTACATACAAGATGAACGGGTAAAAACTGCTTATGATCGTTGGCATGAATATTATATGGGCCATAATCCCCCAGTTGATACCGAGTTATTAGATAAACTTAAGGATGCCCTTAAAAATACCAAATTTACTCCTCCATTTAAGGTGTTCAGGTGGTAAAACATCGAACAAAAACAGATAAAATCAAAGACCAATATGATGCCTTCAAATGCATCCGCGATGGCAAGCCGGTGAAACGATTCGGGGCTAAGGACGGGAGTATCCAGACGAAGCCGGTAGTGCCGGTGCCTGATCTGCCGGAAAAAGAAGTGCTCGTTGAGTGTCTGCGATGGTTACGGCTTCATCATGTATTTCATAATCGACATGATGTCGGTGCCGGTGACTTTGGTTACGGATATGCCACTTATGGTATTAAGGGAGCGGGTGATATCATAGGCATTTTATCCAACGGAGTTCATTTTGAGATTGAGTGCAAAAAAGGTAAGGGTGGTCGTCTTAGTAAAGGTCAGCAAAAGCGATTAGAAAATATTAGAAAAAATAATGGTATTTATTTAGTAGTACATGGATTATCTGAATTAGAATATTATTTTAAGGAGTTGATATGAAACGAAAACTACACCTATCGGCCAGTGCGATAGCGGCGTTCAAAAGCTGTCCTATTAGATTCAAGAACGCGTATCATCTGGGCATCAGACCGGACGAAGACACTGAAGCTCAACGGATTGGGTCTAATTGGCATCGCATCTTAGACATCAGCACGAGAAAACCAGGAAGTGTGTGTGAACGGTGTGCTAAGAAAGCGCCGAACGACCCTAATTGTTCTTTATGTGCTGGAACGGGCTTCCTGCCAGATGATATCATGGACGCTGTGACCCGTGAAATCAACAGAATTTATGAAGACAAGATCTTCGATGGTGTAGAAATCGAACGAACTAAACTCTTGTATATGTTATCAGGTTATCGTTGGTACTATGAGGATCAGCAGGAAGAAGTAGTGACACGAGAGCAGAGATTTGAGTTATCACTCCTTAATCCAGAGACCGGGCGTGCTCTACCGGGCGTTAAGCTCGTCGGTTGCATAGACAAGATTATTAACCTGAGTGATAAGTTTGCAATTAAAGAGCATAAATCTACAAGTAATTCAGTCGATCCTGATTCGTCTTATTGGGGTCATTTGAATCTTGACACTCAGACTACACTTTATTTATATGCAGCACGTAGGCTTCAACTTGACGGTTTACTTGAACCTTGGAAAATCAGGCGGGATGCTCCGCTGATTAATTCGATTCTGTATGACGTGATGCACAAACCTACGATCAAGCCAAAGAAGCTCACCCAGGCTGAAAGTAAGAAGTTCGTAGAGACTGGTGAGTATATGGGGCAGGAGTTTAGAATCACTCATGTTTTAGACCCAGAACAAGAATATTACGGACAATTACAGCAAGATGAGAATGGGAACAATATCATTATAATTAATGGTATCCTTGCTGATTATGAACCCGGCAAGAAAGAAGACACATTCGCCATCCGCGAGACTCCTGAAATGTACGGTGCTCGATTGTTGGCTGACATCGCAGAACGTCCTGAGTTTTATTTCCGATGTGTGGAACTCAGCAGAACCGATAAAGAGATGGAAGCATTCGAGTGGGAACTCTATAATATCTATCGAACAATACAGAACATGATTAAAACTGGTCATTGGTATGGTAACGAGCACCAGTGTGAGGCAAAATATAAATGTCCATATCTATCATTTTGTTATAATGGTATCGAAATATCGGCAGACAACGTGCCGCCAGGTATGCGGCTAATCTTTTCGGAGGAGAAATAATGTTTAAGATAAAACAAAATACCTTACAATTTTGTCCTTTCTATGTTCTTGACGGGATTAACAACTTTCTACACAGTGACGGAAGCATATTCGACACGCCTGAATATTTTCCTACAAAAGAAGACGCTCAAAAAGTGCTGGATAAATTCCAGCCTGAGCATAAATGGGAGCATGGAGATGTATTTAAGACCAGCGATGGATTTCTCATGCTTTATATTCATTCTACTCATTGTGAACCACAAGTAATTTATTTAATAGCTATTATGGCCGCAACGTGTAAACCAGACGCTTACCTAATAGACGCTGAATTTTTATATAACATTAAGGAGAAACTATAATGGTTAAACCACCTGTAAGAAACACTAAACCACCAACACCGCCGACAAGACAGGCACCGAAAACGACACCGGTTAAAAACTTCCAGGCTGCTACATGGGACACCGATAAAGAAGGTCAACGTATTATTCTGTATGCCGATTCGGGTATGGGTAAAACTACTCTTGCCGCGATGCTGCCTAATCCTAAGTTCGCTGATTTCAAAGGGGGTAGTGACAAGATCCTACACCCTATAACGGGTGAACGACTGATACATATTCCAGGTTGCGAAACCTTCGATGATGTCCGGGCTGTATGCCATCAACCAGGTCTACTTAAAGCTGGGGATAGTTTCGTACTTGATACTGGTACAGCGTTTGAGGATACTGGTTTGGAGTGGACTTTAGATAATATCCTCCACGAAAAAGGTAAAACAATTAAACGCATTGAAGACTATGGGTATGGTAAGGGATATCGTCACTTGTATGACACCATGAAACTTCCGCTTGCTGATTTTGATACCTTGATACGCAGGGGAGTGAATGTAGTCATTCTATGTCAGATGCAACAAGTTGAGATTGCTAACAGCGGCGGTGAAAATTATCTTTGTGATGTACCTAAGCTTCAAAAAGCTCATGGTAAAAATGATAACGTTCCCGCTGTATGGAGTTTATACGATGAGTGGGCTGACCATGTTCTCAAAATAGATTATGGCGACATACAGGCATCAGAAGGTAAAGCAGCCAGCACTGGAGAACATGTTGTACGGGTACATGGAAGACCCCATTTTAAGGCAAAAAGTCGTACTATTCCCAGTGAGTTTCCTGTTATTTCGTTCTCTCATCCGGGGGATGATGCAATATGGCGGTATTTATTTGATAGGGTTTGGCGTGATGTGGAGGTAGAGGAATGAAAAGGTGGAAAAATGGATTGATACCAATGCCCCCAGAGAGAATTGGTAAACATTTTAATGGTCAGTGCCCCGATGCTTGCGATATGATTGAGGGGCCGTGTGCTTGCGGAGCATGGCATCATCTGAATCAATGGCCTAAAGAGATACAGCAGGAATTGGAGGCAGAGGAATGAAAGCGTATCAAATATGGGAAGATAATTATTGTTCCCGAACAGATACTGAATGTCCGAGTGGTAGCGGTTGCGGTAGCTGTACATCAAAAAGAAAAGAAGGATGGCGAGCCGCTTTGGAATGGGCATATAAACAAGAGACAGACCCACAAGCGACTGAAATAGGAGATGCTATTTTAAGAGAATTGGGGGAAGAATGAATCCAACAGTAACGATTAAAGGCGGTAAAGAACCGGGTCGAAATGAATTATGCCCTTGTGGTAGTGAACTGAAATATAAGTGGTGTCATGGAGACATCGGCAAACGCGCTGTATGTGAAGCCATCATGCGTGATGCGATGGTTAGGTTAATCATGCGGGAAAAACATAAACGTAGTATAATAACTGACGAACAATTAGAAGTTATGCTTAATCCAGCAGAAAGTGAGGAAAATAATGAAGAAGAAAGTAAAATTTGGAGACCTTAAAGCAGGAGCGAAGTTTAGGTATAGACGGTGTCTTTATCTGAAGGACGACCTTAAATATGCGGTTCGTATTTCCGACGGAATAGTTGATCCCAAACTTGAATGCGGTATGATAATGGATGATACGTTAGTAACACCAGTAAAAATTAAAGTGGAGGCTAAATAACATGGCACGTAAATTTCAGATAGGAGATACGGTTGAAGTTATAAAGGATTTGGGGGGTGAAGAATTTCCCCTTAGTGACGATTTCAAGATAGGACATCGTGGTAAGATAACGAAATATAACCCTGGCAATGCACCACATTGTTATGTAGTAATACGGAGAAACAGGAATGAATGTTGCTTCACTCTCAGAGAACTTAAACTAATTAAACGTAAAGGAGATTAAACCATGAGAGTTAGTATAAGGGATTATCCTGACTATTCTATCACCAAAAGTGGTAAAGTGTGGTCTCGCATATCAAAAAGGTTTTTACGTTCAGCGATAAACTCCAGAGGATATTTACAAGTATGGCTTTGTCATAACAAAAAACGCAAAAGCCGCCATGTTCATCGTTTAGTCTTAGAAACCTATGCTGGACCGTGCCCTAAAGGTATGGTGTGTAGGCACTTAAACGGCGACCAACGAGATAATAGGTTTACTAATTTATGTTGGGGTACAGTAAGAGAAAATACTTTAGATGCGTTTAAGCATGGAACCCGTACAAATGTAGGGGAAGCGAATAGTTATTCTAAAGTAACAGAACGAGATGTTAGATTAATCTTTAATGCCTACCACGATGGTGCCAACACACAGCAAGAACTGGCTGATTATTTTAATATCACTATCAGTAATGTATCGTGTATTGTAAACAAAAAATCTTGGAAACATATTTGGAGAAATTAATTATGGCTAATAGTGTAGACAGGCAGGGGACTTTCCGCTTCGACAAGGTACTCGAAGCCGGAGTAGGTGCAAAATACGATGAAAAAGCTAAAGAAGTTAAAAATGTATCGTTTAATGTGCGGCTACACCTTAGTGCATTTTACGATGAACAAGAGGGGGAATGGGTCGATTGGTCGGGGTATGATGTAGAAGTATCAGCCTATCTATACCTCTTCGGCGTTAATAAAAAGACTAAGAAGTTCGGACCGACCTTTCACCACGAAGCGGTTATGAAAGTATTCAACTGGGATGGCAAGTCTTTTCAAATTCTCGCTAACGATGATTACTCTAAGATCAAAGGCCAGGTCAGGATCATTGATAACGATCCTGAGTACGCCGATAAAAATCCATTCCAGGTTGCTAATATCGATGTGTTCGATGCTGACCCCAGTAATCTCATGCGTTCGCTCGGTGCGGGGGATCTGAAGAAATTGGATACTGCGATGGCCTTACTATTACAGTCATCTGGTAAACCGGCAGTTGCCGCTACAGTTCCGGCCAAGAAGAGTACGAGACCTACACCGCCTGCCCAGAAGCCACCTAAAGCTACAGCCGCCGAACTTGCTAAAGCTAATGAAGAGAAGCCAGAATCCCCGACACCAGAGGACAAGCAGGCGATCTTGAAGGCTAAATCAGAAAAGATTAAAAACGCCAGGAAAGCAGATGGACCCCAGCCACCGAAACGAACAACTACTCCTTCACCAGCAGTTTCAGAGAACTCTGGGGGTAATAACAGGATGACCAAACAGCAAGCATGGGAGTTTACAGTCGAAATGAAAAATGATAATTGCGACGACGAACAATTACAAGCAAGTTGGAATGGTGCTGTTAATCAAATCGCCGGGGATAAGACGCCTGATGAAGATGTCACAGAGGAGCAATGGAGTGTAATAGCCAATCAGGTCATAGATGAAGTGGGGAAATTCTAATGGAAGAGACATACGAGATCAGTATAGTCTGTCGTAATTGTCACCATGTGCCGGGAGAACAAACAACTGAAGGGTTTAACGATCATTTGGGGGTACATACTTCAAAGAAATTCCAAGTTCCTAAAGGCACAACAATACAGAAATTCCTTCAGGAAATAACCTGTGAGAACTGTGGCTGTGAAGGATTCATGGGGATAAACTGACCTAACACGCCGAATCCTCGTGAGGATCGAGCGTTTGAATTGGAGGGGGCGGGATATGTGATGAGATATGTATAAATGGAATTTGCGACTATCCCGTCCCTATTTTGGAGATCAATAATGAAATGGATAAATTGTTTTGAAGAAATGCCCGTTAAACATGAAGAGGTTTTAGTTTGGGTAAAATATAGCAATGATAATGAAGATTTTTGTCAATCGTGGATTGATGATGATGGGTGGGCTATGGGATCAGCGAAAGGTTTTACGGTTACTCATTGGATGAGGATTGAGGAACCTAAATGACATTCGCCGAAGATTTTGAAATATACAAACAGAACATCTTCCCCGTTATGCTCGAAGCTCTCGCTGAAGACCTCGGATGTAAGATCTCATCCCTCCAGCAATTAGAAGTCGGATTCTATCCTGGTAAACAGGTCTGGGTGTTCGCTGAACGTAATCACAAAGGGGAGATTATTGGTCTCCCATTCAGGACTATGGACGGTAAAAAGTGGATGGCCAAAGGATCAAAGCGGGGATTGATCTACCCCTATAACGAAAACGCCTTAGAAGGAGAAAAACGATATGAAGCGGGGAGATTTCATTGGGTGCGAATACAAGAAGCCGGTATTGAATGTCCTATTTGTGGAAAGCCGGATTGGTGTATGGTTAGCTCGGATAACCCGGAAGATCCTTCTGCGGTGCTCTGTAGTCGTATTAAAGAGGGGTCAGTTCGTCCTATTTCCGAATCTGGCTTCCTGCATTTACAGAAATCCGGGACCAAAAATTCTTTACATAACCAAACCATTCTTCCAGAAACAGATCTGCCCATACTTATTGTTGAAGGTGCATCAGATGTACTTGCTGCCTTGGATCTCGGCTTTATGGCTATTGGTCGGCCTTCTGCTGGCGGGGGCATGGAAGAGCTTAAACAGATGCCCCTCACAGGGAAAGAGATTTGGGCCGTAGGGGAAAATGATGCCGGTGCTGGCAAGAAGGGAATGGAGAAAACACTCCTCAACCTGGAGCATTTAACTGATAATATCCTTTGTGTAATGCCACCTGAAGGCATGAAAGATCTTCGGCAATGGACCAGTTATGGTCTCACCCAAGAAGAATTATTCACATACGTGGGTAACTTCGGCCAAGCCGGGATCACAGATCCTAATGTCTTTCCTGATGACATAGCACAGACAATAGCTAAGAGATTTCTCGATAGATATAGAGACGATGAGGGAATACAGACACTACGATCTTATCGGGGAAAATGGGCTATTTGGAAAGGTGGTAAGTACGGGTGTATAGATCAGGATATATTTAGGGGGGTACTTTATTCATTCCTCGATGGCAAACAGTTTGTGAGGGTGACAAAAACTGGTGTTGATGTAGCCGCGTATAAACCAACACGGGCCAAGGTAAATGATATCATTGATGCCCTCAGTAGTCGCTGCCCTATTTCTGGTGTCCCTCCAGTATGGATCGATCAGAAGAACAGACCTGATACATACAACCTGCTTGCATTCAAAAATGGCATCCTCAATATCGACGAATTTTGTAGGGGAAATATCAAGCTACTAAAGCCCACACCTGATTTGTTTACATTCGCCACATTGCCTTATACCTATGACCCCGAATCCTGGTCTGACCTGTTTGACGAATACTGTGATATTACGTTTAACACAGATGAAGACTGTATTAAGCTGCTCGCTCAATGGTTCGGCTACAATATAGTCTTTGACACCAGGTATGAAAAACTTATGATGTTCGTAGGCCAACGAAGATCAGGCAAGAGTACAATTCTGTCTGCGATGGAAGCTATGTTAGGCCCAGAACAATGCGGATCCACAAGTTTACCCATGTTAGCAAATCCATTTGGATTAAGCCCGTTAGTAGGTAAGTCAACAGTGATAGCTGGAGATATTAAGGGTACGGCACGGAGAGCTGAAATGGATGCTGCCCTTGAAGTTATTCTTAGGATCACAGGACGTGATAGAGTTCCCATCAATCAAAAATATGTAGAGCCTTATGATGCCGAACTTCCATGTAGGTTCACAATGGCTATGAACGATCTGCCGTTATTCACCGATCATTCACAGGCTATTATAGCCAGGACATTGATTTTGCCGTTCCCTAATTGTTATGAAGGCAAAGAAGATTTCGCACTAAAAGACAGGATTAAGAAAGAAGCAGCCGGTGGTAAGCTAATCAATTTTGCACTTTGGGGACTGAAGGATCTTAGAAAAACAGGACGGTTTATTGAACCGAAGGTATCAACAGAACAGATAAATCAATTTAAGGAATTAACAGCGCCCATGTCGGTCTTTATTGATGAATGCTGTAATGAAGGTGCTGTTGAGATCTCCAAGGACCAGGTGTATGAGGCTTGGAAAGCCTGGTGTGATGCTTGTGACAGAAAACCAGGTAACAGGATGTTGTTCGGTAGGTGGTTTACGCAATACGCCCCTATGGTGACAAATGTGCGTAAGAATATTAATGGTGAACGAGTATATGTCTATCAGGGTATTACGTTGAAACCCTGGGTTTTTAATAAGTATTTAGGGAGACCAGAATGAAAAGAATGAAATATGGTGGTATATATAATCTTGTGCATAGTGATCTTCTTGTGTATCAGGATAACGGTAAATCAGTAATAACATTACGTGAACTAAGGGAACGGGAAATGCCTGTTTTTGAAGTTCCCTGGGTTCAGCTTAAAACACAATGGCATTGGAACAAAAACGAATTATTGGAGGAACAGAAAATGAATAATTACTTTGTACTTGATGGAAAACAAATTCCCATGAGTGACGAGACGGCAAAGAGTTTGCGAGAGAAGCAAAAGACATATAGTATTGGAGATTGTTTTAGGGTGGGGGAGTTTGGCACCATCGTAAGATTAGTTCAATGTAGTACCTGTAATGTTGTCGCAGTATGTATTGGTGATTATAATCGCTGGTCCGAACAACGGAGAGTTGGAGATTATTGGGCAATAACCCATGAAGAAGTAAAAATTATACTTGATCGGGCAGAATTTACACTTGTAACCATTAAAAAAGAGGAGGTATTCTAATGAACATGAAAAACATAGCACTAATGGTATTGTGTCTGGTATGTCTGGCTGGGATAAGCTGTGGCGGGTTCATTGATCGAATAACTCCATGTGAAGTCTCAGAACAGTCAATGTCATACGCTGACCGCGAGATGCCACTGGGAGGCGTAATGACCCTGTGGGAAGCGAAACAGATCAAGGAACGAATCATCATTAAACATCGGGTATCACAACTTAGTGTAAGGCGAATAGCTGAAGATGACAAATATGCACACGATGACGCTCTTGGATTCATCGATACCAACATCGCGGCATCGGAGCGGTTTCAGGATATTATTGTGGGCAGTAAGGATAACCCGATGAGCATCATGGGCTTACTCGGCATCGGCGGTCTTGGTTTGCTGGGTGGTCGGATGCAGAAACGTCGTGGCGATCTATCGCCGGTTGAAGTAGATGAAGTCGTGGCTAAAGCTAAAGTCGATGCTGTGAAGGAGAAAGTATGAAATATGTAATAATGAAAAGTGCATTCGGTGATTATTGGATTGGTAAGACCAAATTAAAATTACCAGACAATGCAAAGGCATTCGATGATTTTGAAGATGCCAGGGAAGAAGCGATGGCCTTATGTACTCAATGTGAGAATCGTGATGAACTTGAACTTGTGGAAGAAACTGAATATTTTGAAGATGAAGATGAAATCACAGATGAAGCCATGTGGAAATGGTTAGCTTAAATGGTTTGAGAAAATAGTGATTGGAGGAAAAATAAAAATGATTAAATTAGCGGCAACCAGTAATAAAAAAGGTGTAATACAATTTTTTGCTGACGTGCTGTTTGATGACCCACATGCAGAAATAATAGGTTTAACGGCGGAGCCAGCGAAGTTTGCAATTAAAAGACGAGATGATTTATACACATCAGATGTTGGCAAAGAATTATTAACAGTTTCTTGTGATGAAGCTCGACAATTTGCTAAACAAATATTAGAATTAACTGATAAGGAATAAACAATGTTACAGAATAATTACAAAGCAAACATTGATTACACTATTTTTGAATCAAAACAAGTATATGTTGGAGTAATAGTAGTGGGACGGGCTGGAAATTTTTCTGAAGCCGTAAGAAGAATAGAAGAAAAATTTGCATCAAAACCGCGTGATAAAGTTACAATAAATTCTATAGAATATTTGGGTTGGGAGACTTTTTAAGTGATGATTCATTTTAGATCCAAAAATGACATCATACAATGGCTTGAACGGCACTGCCCCAGGAAGGCCATTGTTCGTTCTCTCCTCCAGAACGGGTGCGAGTTGTTAGGCGGCTTCGATCCGATTCCGCCGACAACTCGTGCCGGATGGATCGTGAGGGTGATAGGAATGTATAACGCTAAACGAATATGGATTGTAGCGATTATACCCTGTGATGGTAAGCCTGATTACGAGATCAGGATATTACAAAGTGTGCCTTGGGAGAACTATATCGGGCATCCTGTGGCTAATCAAATTTGCAACGGTGATAGGCCGTGTCTATACATGGCAATGAAGGAGAGAGCAAATGAAAGTGTTTGAAGCTTTTTGGAATAATGTTGGTCAGTATGAATTTAGCACCTACCTTACAAAAAGTCAATCTAAGGTAGTTTGGCGAGCAGCATTAGAGTGGTTCAAGAAAACGTTGGACGAAATAGAAGAACATGATCTTCCTATCAAGGGTCAAGAAGTATTAGAACGAGAACTGGAGGAAGTATGAATAACGCTAACCAAATCCGCCAACTCCTTAAAACTGCAAAAACAGCAGTTGATGGGGCTATCGTATGGTCGAAGTTTCCTATAGAATCAGAAGCACATAGCAACAGAGCCTTAGATATCCTTAGTCAAATCCTCGCCCTCCTCCCCTGCGAGACCTGCAACGGTAGTGGTCAAATAGCCGACCCTATGACAGGTAATTTACACATGCTTACTCTAATGCCCTGCCCCGACTGCAAGGAGAATAATGATAAATAATAACCAAAAAATCCGCCAACTCCTCAAAGATCATTGTAAGGAATGTTTATCTCGGCCTGCCCCAGCACCTATTGTAATTAATAGTTGTAGTGCTGAAAAATGTAAGATTACCGCATCCCTCGCCTTCCTCCCCTGCAAGACCTGCAACGACACTGGCAAGAGACCAGGATGCCCCCCATATCTCGATCCAATCCCTTGCCCCGATTGTAATAAGGAGAAGACATGAAAATACATGAACTAATCCAGCAATTAAGTGTCTTTAATGGGGATCTCCCCGTAGTAATGGAAAGTAATAGTGGGCATTTTAGTGACCCTGTTGGAGTTATACGGGCTGAACCCAACCACATACGAAGCATCCCTGATGGTGTAATAATATGTAGTGAAGACGGTTATACTCTAAAGGAGTCCTTGACATGATTCACCCACTAATTTGCAAAGAAAAAAGTACCAGATTAACAATAATCGGCGAACAATTCAAGAAACTAATCGAGAAACCCAAAGCGATCTTATGGTGCCGAGATGGTCTCTATGGGATGTTGCCAGTTGAGGTGGTGAAGAATGCGATTGCTGTTAACAGTGATGTTGCTAATATAGTTGTGGTCTATGGTGGTTTACAGAGAAAACAATTTGAATTTAACTGGGGTGAAACAGTTGAAATTCCTGTCGAGACAGGGTTATCAATGGAGGAGTATAATGGAAAAGACGGTAATTAATGTTGAAAAATATGAAGTATCCATCGGGGTTACTTATCATTTAGATCTATGGGCATTATTAAGTATTAACTGGTGGAGATATAATCATATAGATATTATACATTTATCAGCAAGTGAAGTCCCTAAAGCATTAAACATTCCGAGAAACCCTAACATATTAGGTGGAGCTAAACATAAACTTGTAGGAAAATGTTTTACAGTAAACATAGACATCTTATGCTTTAGATTTTGGATAGAAATCTGGAAATGGTCTAAGTCAACAAAGCAATCAAAAGAGAAGTGACAGCGACTCCAGCAACTCCGATTAAAGCCATAACGACTTGCCAACAATGTCGAAGATGGTTATCGAGAGTTTTCTTAATGCTCCGAAGTTCGCCCATCATCCAGATCAAGATCTCTCGCTCAGTCATATCCTTCAGTTCTTTCATCCTGGTCTCTTTCTTACCGGTGGTCGTGGGGCACGTCGTTTGGTTAGTTCCTCTTCTTTGAAGATGCCTTTGTTATAGAATAAAAGTTGTTTCAAATCGCCTTTGTTTTCCCAATAAGCTTTTATGTCCCTATGTGCCAGGTAACCTGGTATAAAAGTTTTTAAGGCACTTAACATCCGCCATTTAGCCTGATTTCTGGTTCTATCATCATCCGTAACAAGATACCTATATAGACCTATAAGCAACTGACCAAGCGGCGGCATCGCTTCCGGGGCTGCTCCAAATAAATAACTGGATCCATAACCCAGAGTATTTAATACTACCCCCCCGATCACCAAATAACGACCCCAACCGATTCTTCTACTCCAGGGGAGTTTTAATCCTTCTCTTGTTTCACCTGTAAAAAACCTATT